CCAAGACTGGAGATGCTCCGATAACGGCCGCTATAGTGGGTGTTTGTATAATTCTAGGTTTCGGAGTATTTTTCGCATTTTTGGCGATATTTCGAATGAAACGATAAACATATTTAAAAAGGAGTTTAATCATGTATAAGATAGGAGCTATCCCATCACCTCCAGATCCGAGAGACTATTCTGTAAGAACCCTTATGCCTGTTACATTGCCAAAAACTTTTAAACAGCATGTAGGTAAGAATTATGATCAAGAGCATGGCACTTGTGTAGCACAAACTCTTCGCAATATTATGCGAGAAGCACATGGTATCGAATTCGGTACAAATTTTCTATATGGTGGCGGAAGGAGCCATCAGATGGAGGGAATGATTCCAGCCGAAGCAGCAAAATTCTTGAATACCTATGGTATTGCGCCATATAAAAACGATCGTGGCGAAAGAGAGGTTATGGATGTAATCTACTATTATCGCCAAAATCGTGTTGCATTGGAAAAAGTAGCTGCTCCTTTTAAAGGAGCTATTTATGGCAGAGCTTATACGGTTAACGACATTAAATCCGCCTTGTATGCCGGATATGGAGTTGCCGCATGCTTTGCTATAAGCCAGTGGAATCCGAATAGCAAGGGGATCTGGCCTTGTACTCAATCTACGTATGGTTACCATGAAATGCGAGTTTTCGGTTGGGATGTTATTAATGGTACAGAATATGCCTGTGTTCAAAACTCGTGGGGTTCCAGATGGGGAAAGAGGGGCGAGTGCTACATTAGTTGGGAAGATGTGCTGCGCGTTGGTGACATCCTGGTGATTCAGCCAGTCAGAGATAAAGAGCAAGAAATTCAAAATGGAGTAGAGATTCGTCGAACCTTACGAAAAGGCATGAGAGATGAAGATGGTTATACCGATGTTTCTCAGCTTCAGAATTGGCTCAATGCGCATCATTACGATTGCGGTACGGCCGATGGTATATTTGGAAGTAAAACAAGAAAAGCAGTCAAAGCTTTGCAGCGTGACAATGCTCTTGATGACGACGGAATTGTTGGACCTAAAACTTGGAGGATAATCGATGGAAATTAAACTCGATATGCCTTATATGAAAGGCGAAGAAGTAAAGCATATTCAGGAGCGTCTTGTAATTCATGGCTATAAGGTCTCCGTTGACGAAATATATGGACCCAAGTCAGCAAAAGCAGTAGAGAAGTTCCAAAAGGCTAATGGACTACCTGTTACTGGTATTGTGGATGACGCGACGATGGCCGCGCTTAATACTCTTGATAAGCGTATGGAAATTAAATTGGATAATCCTTATATGAGGGGCGAGGAAGTGAAACACGTTCAGGATCGCCTTATAATTCATGGCTATAAGGTTTCTTCGGATGGAGTATATGGCCCCAAGTCAGCAAAATTGGTAGAGAAATTTCAGAAGGCTAAAGGGTTTCCTACTACCGGTATTGTGGATGACATAACTATGAATGCTCTGAATATGGCTCCGGATATTTCTAAACTCGTATATGACGATGAGCTCATTAATGACGCCACCTGTTGGCTGAGAATGATGGTCGGTGACGAGTATATTATCGGTGCTCAGGGACACGAAGTAACCGCAGATTATGTAAATGCGAGAGCGAAAGATAGACCTGGGTATTTTACCGGTGGTCGAAAGAATTGGATGCTGGCAGAAGTTTCGAGGGCCAATTCCCTTGGACGTCATATATATGCCGAAGATTGTTCTGGTTTGTTTATGAAGCTTAATGAGATGATCGGGCTTATCGATATTAATGGCGATGGAGTAGTGAATCGTAAAGATGATACTACTGCTAATGGAATGTTTAAAAACTTCTGCAAGCAGATAACCGCCAACGAAGTTCGTCCCTTGGATATTTTCTTTAGGGTTGATGCAACAGGTAAGGCTGTTCATATGGCAGTTCTTGGTTCCGATGGCCTTTATGAAGCCGCTGGCACCGCTTATGGTGTGGTATTCCGTCCGTTTCCCGATATTTGGAGTCGCAAGACTTACAATAGAATGACGGGTAAAATCGATAATCTTAAGAAGTGGACCCATTACGGAAGGCTGAAAATCTTCATTTCATGATCCCTATAAATGACGAAAGGAGGCGGTTATTGTGAAAAAAGTAACTTCTGAAAAAAAGTCTGAGACTAAATTCAAACCGGCTTTGACTCCAGAAGCCAGAGAAAATCAGCTGATATTTCTTGCTACTGATTTGGCTGAACAACAGCTTAGGAATGGAACCGCCTCCACGCAGGTGATAGCTCATTATTTGAGATTGGGGACGGAAAGAGAGCGGTTGGAAAGGGCTAAACTTGAAAAAGAGGTAGCATTGCTTGACGCTAAGAAACACGCTTATGAATCAGCTACAGAGATGAAAGAAATGTATCTCGAGGCTCTAGCAGCTATGAAAGAATATAGTGGGCGGGACGATTCAGATGATGATGAAGTCTTATAATGAACTAATAACAATACCAACTTTTGAGGAACGATTTCGTTATCTTAAAGTCTATGGGGTTATTGGCGATCAAACTTTTGGAAATGATAGGTATTTAAATCAAAAGCTTTATACATTAAGCAAATGGAAACGAGTACGAGATAAGGTAATATTACGCGATAACGGCTGTGATTTGGGATGCGAGGGATTTGAGATTTACAGTAAAATTATCGTTCATCACATTAATCCGATAACAGTCGAAGACATAGTTGCGGGTAATCCTTGCGTTTTTGATTTGAATAATCTTATTTCAACTTCACACAACACACACAATGCAATACATTACGGCGATGAAAAATTGTTGATAGTCGCGCCAATTGAACGAAAACAATATGATACATGCCCTTGGCGGCATTGATGGAGGAAACAATGTCTCGAAATAATCGAAATTACGACAAACCTCATCCTATTGAAAAAACTCCTATTAAATCTTTTGTTACAGTTACATGCGAAAGGCTTAATCTTCGTGAATTTCCATGTGCCGAAAGTAAAATTCTTTGCGTATTGGAGAAAGGTACCCGACTAGAATTGATTGGGGAAGCGAATTCGGTCTTTTTCGAGGTAGCCAACAGTTATGGTGTTAAAGGCTACTGTATGAAAGATTTTGTGGAACTATCGTCTTAAAGGAGAAAAATCAAAATGGATAGCATACTAATATCGGTAAAGAAATTGGTAGGCATATCGCAGGAGGACACATCTTTTGATACCGACTTGATTATTCATATTAATTCGGTTTTTATGATTCTTAAGCAGCTTGGAGTTGGTCCGAAAGATGGATTTAGCATTACAAGCGATTTGGATACCTGGAACGACTTCCTTGCGGACGGCTCGAATCTTGCAGCTATTAAGAGTTATATGTATGCTAAAGTTAGGCTTCTATTTGATCCTCCAACCATAGCATCCGTGCTCGAATCATTAAAAGCGCAGATTGTCGAATTCGAATGGAGACTTATGGTAGAAGCTGATCCTCCGCTAATCAATAATGGAGGTGATTAATCATGAAAAATGAACTGTATCATCATGGTATTCTCGGTATGAAGTGGGGTATAAGACGTTATCAGAATAAAGATGGCACTTATACTCCGGCTGGCAAGAAACGCAGACGAGATCGAACCAGCAATTGGAGTGACGACGCAAAGGCAGTCAACCAATTGAAGCGGAAATCTATTAATGAAATGTCGAATGCGGAATTACGAAAATTAACCGAAAGAGCGCAACTTGAACAGAATTATAAGAAACTCAATCCGAATGTAATTAAAAAAGGTTGGAAATATGTTGTTCTTGGCGCAGGGGTTATGGGGACAGCACTAAGTATTTACAATAATAGTAACCAACTCGTTACCGTTGGTAAAATAGTCGGAAATGGTATCGCTAATGCTGTTGGAAATCAGCTCATGAAAGAACTTAACCGTAATGGATTGTGATATTTTCGAATAGGAGGGAATGAATAGTATGACCAATGAACTCTACCATCATGGCATTCTTGGTATGAAGTGGGGCGTTCGAAGATATCAGAACTATGATGGGTCGTATACACAAGCTGGTATGCGACGATATAACAAGTCACTAGCGAATTATGAGAAAGCGGACCTTCGCTATAAAACGGCTAAGAAAAGCAATAACAGTGCAGAAATAACCAATGCCCGTTTGAGTCGAAAAAAAGCTAAAAAAGAACTAAATAAACACTATAAACATCTAAGACAGGATAAATTAGCTGATCAAGGAAAAGAATTATATTCCAAAGGAAAAACAATCACTGATAATTCAAAAGTTACCAATCTATTATCGTCGGTTGGCGCCGCTGCTCTGGGTGTAGCTACTGCCAATTATAACAAGGGAACTCCGGGGTATGACAAGGTTAACAAATATTTTATAGCATCTGGCCTTTTGGCCTTAACTGTTGCTGGGGCCAAGGGTCTTGTAGATCATTCAGAAGCGAAAAAACTCAGAGCATATTATAGCCATACGTCTAAATATTAATAAAGGATGTGATTCGATGTGGATATATTATAATTCAAACGAGCTGTATCATCACGGTATTCTTGGTATGAAGTGGGGTGTTCGAAGATATCAGAATGAAGACGGATCTTTAACTTCTGCTGGCAAGAAAAGATATAGCCGTGAATATGAAAGAACGGCTCAAAAGGTAATGAATAAACTCAATAAAAATGCTAATCGAATCCGCATTAATGCTTATAATAAGGCTGCTGATGAAGCTAATAATGGCGGCATAGAGGCATTTAACGCTCAACAAGAAAAAAAGTACGGAAAGAACTTTTTTAAGCGCGATGCCTATGCGGAAGAATATAATAAATGGTTTAATGAACGTGTTGGTGCCAACATGGATCGGCTTTTGCTGGATTTCTATAGTAATGATAAAGATTTCAAAAAAGGCCAGAGTTTAGTAGATAAATATGGTATGACCGAATGGAATGAACTTGCTAAACATAATACTAAAATTATAAACAAGTTGAAGCATTCTCTAAACAAATAGAAAGTTATTAAGATTATGGCACTATCAAATACAGCTACTCCAAAGTACTACGGTATGTTTCGTGATGCTGTAATACGAGGAGAGATACCCGTTAATCGCGAAATTTCAATGGAGATGAATCGCATTGACGATCTAATCGCTAATCCCGGCGTTTATTACGACGATAAAGCCGTTGAAGGCTGGATTAAATACTGCGAACGTGAGCTGACATTAACTGATGGCTCCGATCTTAGTCTCCTTGACAGTTTTAAACTTTGGGGCGAGCAAGTTTTCGGATGGTTCTATTTTGTAGAACGAAGTGTGTACGAGCCTAATTTGGATGGTCATGGTGGAGGATATGTTAGAAAGCGCATCAAGAAGCGCTTGACTAATAAACAATACTTAATCGTCGGTCGAGGCGCTGCGAAATCGTTATATGATTCATGTATTCAGTCGTATTTCGAAAACGTAGATACTACTACAACTTATCAAATTACGACCGCTCCAACGATGAAACAAGCGGACGAAGTTATGTCGCCAATCCGAACAGCTATAATCAGATCTCGTGGTCCACTTTTTAAGTTTTTAACAGAGGGCTCGATACAGAACACAACCGGTTCCAAGGCCAATCGCGTCAAACTAGCATCAACAAAAAAAGGAATTGAGAATTTTCTAACTGGTTCATTGATTGAAATTCGTCCAATGAGTATACCCAAACTCCAGGGTTTGCGTTGTAAAGTTGCAACTGTAGACGAATGGCTCTCTGGCGATATTCGTGAAGATGTAATTGGAGCTATTGAGCAAGGCGCCTCTAAGGTAGATGATTATATCATTATAGCAACGAGTTCAGAAGGTACAGTTCGTAATGGAAGTGGCGATACAATCAAAATGGAGTTGGCAGATATATTAAAAGGCGAATATATTAACCCGCATGTTTCCATTTGGTGGTACAAACTCGATTCTGTAGACGAGGTTGCCAATCCCGAAATGTGGGTTAAAGCTAATCCGAATATTGGAAAGACAGTCAGTTACGAAACATATCAACTCGATGTTGAAAGAGCTGAGAAAGCCCCTGCTACACGAAATGATATTTTAGCAAAACGATTCGGTATTCCGATGGAGGGTTACACTTATTACTTCGCATATGAAGAGACTCTTCCTCATAGAAAACAAAGTTTTTGGAAGATGCCTTGTGCTATGGGTGCTGATTTATCGCAGGGCGATGACTTTTGTGCCTTCGTATTTCTATTTCCATTGGGGAATGGTCGTTTCGGCGTAAAAGTAAGATCATATATTTCATCTCTTACGTTACATAAACTTCCAGGTGCTATGCGAATTAAATATGATCAGTTTATGCAAGAAGGTAGTCTGATCGTTCTTGAGGGAACTGTTTTAGATATGATGGAAGTTTTCGAAGATATTGATAAGCATATTATTGAAGCTGAATATGACGTTCGTTGTTTGGGCTATGACCCGTTTAATGCTAAAGAGTTTATTGAAAGATGGCAATCGGAAAATGGACCATTTGGAATTGAGATGGTTCGTCAAGGAGCTAGGACCGAGACAGTTCCTCTCGGAGAATTGAAGAAATTGTCCGAAGAACGAATGCTTATTTTTGATGAAGAACTTATGTCTTTTGCAATGGGAAATTGTATCACGCTCGAAGATACGAACGGTAATCGTAAACTATTAAAAAGACGTTACGAACAGAAAATAGATCCTGTTTCGGCTATGATGGATGCTTACGTTGCATATAAACTGAATAAAGATGCATTTGAATAATGATATAGATGCAGTAATTAAACGGTCAAAAATATATGATAGCCAACTTTCATCAATAAAAGACCAGTATAAAGAAGAAATGTCGAAAGCTAAACAGCTTTTAAATTAGAGTCGCATACAGTAAACGAAAAGTTAATATTGCTTAGCAAGGAGATATTTTAAAATGTCTGAAACTATAGGTTCCAGGTTTAAAAATGCTTGGAATGCTTTTTTTAATCGTGATCCCACCCCGATTTTTGATAATTCAGGTAATAGTTCCAGTTATCGCCCGGACAGATATAGGCCGACTAGGGGTAACGAACGATCTATAATTACCGCAATCAATAATCGAATAGCGATTGATGTCGCAGCTATTCCTATACGACATATAAAACTAGATGAAGATGGCGGATATTTAAATACTATTGAGTCGGGTTTGAATAACTGCCTTAATCTCGAAGCAAACATCGATCAGACTGGTAGGGCTTTTCTTCAGGATGTTGTCCTTTCAATGCTCGATGAGGGATGTGTTGCATTAGTTCCGACAGTAACGAACGTTAATCCGGATTATACGGATTCGTATGATATTTATGAGATTCGAACCGGAAAGATTACTGAATGGTATCCGAAACAGGTAAAAGTCGAGGTTTATAATGATAACTCTGGTCGTAAACAGCAAATTCTTCGGCCAAAACGCAAAGTTGCCATTATCGAAAACCCAATGTATTCCGTTATGAATGAGCCTAACTCGACTATGCAGCGTCTTATTAGGAAATTAAAACTTCTCGATGCGGTAGATGAGCAGAGCAGTTCCGGTAAATTGGATCTTATCATTCAGCTCCCTTATGTTGTAAAGACTGAAACACGTCGGCAGCAAGCCGAAAATCGAAGAAAGGAAATCGAAGAACAGTTAACCGGTTCTAAATATGGTATTGCGTATACTGATGGTACTGAGCGGATAACTCAATTGAATCGGGCGGTGGAGAACAATCTTTTGAAGCAGGTTGAATATTTAACGAGCATGCTTTTTAGCCAGTTAGGTATTACACAGACGATATTAGATGGAACCGCCGACGAAAAAACGATATTAAATTATCGCAATCGAATTATCGAGCCAATACTTTCCGCAATTGTCGACGCTATGAAAGTTCGTTTTATTACTAAAACTGCAAGAACTCAGGGGCAGTCGATTTCTTTTTTCATGGAGCCATTCAAACTGGTGCCTGTGTCTGAGATTGCCGAAATAGCAGATAAGTTTACGCGTAATGAAATCATGACTTCAAATGAAATTCGTCAAATTGTCGGTATGAAGCCTTCTCGCGCTCCTCAGGCTGATGAATTGAGGAATAAAAACCTTAATAGGTCGGCCGAAGAGACGCCCAAGGTTAAACAACTTGACGGTATTACAAAAGAAAGGATAAACGCGACTTTAAAACAGGAGGAATAATTCAAAATGGTAAAATACGATTTTCACGGTTGGGCAACTCGAAATGATTTGAAATGCTCCGATGGCCGTGTGATACGTAGAGACGCCTTTAAAGACTGTGACGGGAAAATTGTACCGCTGGTTTGGAACCATCGGCATGACGATCCTAGTAACGTTCTTGGTCATGCTTTGTTGAAGAATCAGGAAGATGGTGTTTATGCGTATTGCACGTTTAATGAAAGCGAAGCTGGTAAAGCCGCTAAACTTCTCGTAGAACATGGCGATATTTCTGCTTTGTCAATATTTGCAAATCAGCTTAAGCAGGAAGGCTCGAATGTTCTTCACGGCGATATTAAAGAAGTCAGTCTTGTTCTGGCTGGTGCTAATCCCGGAGCATCTATATCTAATGTGATGCGCCATGGGGAAATGGTAGAAGATGAAGCAGATATTTATACCGGCGAAGATTTTATACTCGAGCATAATTCCATTGATGATTTTACAGAAGAACAATTAGCGGCGTTGAAAGGTCGGAAAGGTCCGAAAGGAGAGATTGGTGAACGAGGTCCAAAGGGTGATTCTTTAAAGGAGGAAGATAAAATGGCGAGTAATGAAGAAACTGTACGCGATGTTTTTGAAACATTGACTGAAAAGCAGAAGACTGTAGTTTACGCTTTAATCGGTCAGGCTCTCGAAGATGCAAAAAACGACGAAGATGAAAAAGATAATGACGAAGAAGATGGAGGAGAAAATATGAAGCATAATGTATTTGATAACGTTGATCCCGAAACCACTCTGATTCATGCTGATGATATGCAGGCTATACTTGCTGATGCTAAGCGTACCGGCAGTATGAGGGAAGCGGTCGAGAACTTTGCTCAGGATAGAGGTTGCGATAGTAATTCTCTGTTCCATGCTGATTATGGTATAGAGAATGTCGGATATTTGTTCCCCGATGATCGCTCGGTAACGAATGAGCCTATATTTGTTTCTCGTAATATGGATTGGGTGAGCAAGCTCATGAATAACATTCGCCACACTCCTTTTTCTAGGATAAAGTCCCTTTTCGCTAATATTACCGAGGATGATGCTCGCGCTAAGGGTTATATTAAGGGTAATCTTAAGAAGGAGGAAGTCTTCACCCTGCTTAAGAGAAGCACTAGCCCCACTACTGTGTATAAGAAGCAGAAGATGGATCGCGATGATGTGGTTGATATCGTTGATCTGGATGTAGTAGCTTGGATAAAGAAGGAAATGCGGATTATGCTAGACGAGGAACTTGCCAGGGCAGTCTTGGTCGGTGATGGTCGTGTAAGTTCCTCTGACGATAAGATTGATCCTATTCATATTCGTCCTATCTGGACCGATGATGATTTCTACACAATTAAGCAGACTGTCAGCGTTGCCTCTAGCGATAGCGATTCCGCTATAGCAAAGAATTTCATTAAGCAGTGCATTAAGGCTCGTAAGAATTATAAGGGTTCTGGTAATCCTACCCTGTACACTACTGAAGATATGCTTACTGATATGCTTCTTATAGAAGACACTACCGGTCGTGTAATCTATGAGTCAGCTGCCAAACTGGCTACGACTCTGCGTGTTAAGGAAATTGTTACCGTTCCTGTAATGGAGAACCTGACAAGGACTGATGATGCCAGTAAGGTACATACTCTGTTGGGCATCATCGTCAATCCGAATGACTATACCATTGGCGCAGATAAGGGCGGTGCTGTCAATATGTTCGATGATTTCGACATTGACTATAACCAGCAGAAGTATCTTATTGAAACTCGTTGCTCTGGCGCCCTGACTCTTCCCTATTCTGCTATAGCTGTAGAAAAGGTTTCTGCTTAATCTACTGAAAGAATATTAGGAGGTATATAATTATGATGAGAATTTTTGATCAGGCTAAGGATAAGAATATCGCTGCATATGTCTTCTATGGTAAGACTGCTGATAAGAAGCTCTATTATGAGTCTGATTATAAGACCCAGGTAACCCAGTCTGTTCTTCAGGACGCTTTTAAGAAGGGTCGTCTGCTGGTTATGGATGGCACTACTACTTTGGCCGCTGTTTCTTTGGCCGCAAATAAGGTATCCACAGTTAGCAAGGGAGCTTCTACCGTGGATCTTACTGAATGGTCTGCCGTAGCCGAATAATAAGGTAAAAATTCAAAATGAAAAAATATTATGGGAAAATCGGCTTTGCTACGACGATTGAAACAATACCTGGTGTGTGGTCAGAGCAAATCGTAGAACACAATTATTATGGTGATTGGATTCAGAACACGGGAAAGTTTCGAACAGCCGAGAAGGTTAATGATGATATCGTGATACAAAACACCTTAAGCATCGTAGCCGACCCATATGCTAGGAACACTTTCCACGCTATACGCTATGCTACTTATATGGGGCAGAAATGGAAAGTTATAAGCGTGGAAGTGAATTTTCCTCGTTTGAATCTATCGCTGGGAGGTATATATAATGCGCACTAGACTCGATCTTCAAAAATTTTTGGAGAAAACTTTAGGGAGCCGCAATGTGTATTTTCAACCTCCCCCGAATGTTCAAATGGAATACCCAGCGATTGTATATAAACGTCAAAAAATCGATAATGATTTTGGAGATGATTTAGTTTATATACAATCGCATTTTTATTCTGTAATCGTGATAGATTCGAATCCCGACAGCCCTATTGTTATGGACGTTTCTCGAATTCCTGGGATTCAATATGATCGTAATTATGTTTCCGACAATCTGTATCACGATGTGTTTACACTTTACTATTAAGGAGGCAAATCTATGAGACTTAATTGGGATAATGCTGGCGAACGATTGTTCGAAACCGGTGTTCGAAATGGTGTACTTTATCCTTTTGGTGAGAATAAGTATGGCAAGGGTGTGGCGTGGAATGGTCTTACCGCTGTCACCGAATCTCCGTCTGGCGCCGAAGCTACTGCACTTTATGCAGATGACATGAAGTATCTCAACCTTATGTCTGCTGAAGAGTTTGGCGCAACAGTTGAGGCTTATACTTATCCGAAAGAATTTGAAGCTTGCGATGGTTCTGCTGAGGTCTCCGAGGGTGTTACTATTGGCCAGCAGGAACGTAAGACTTTCGGTATGTCTTACCGGACGGTTGTCGGTAATGACCTCGAAGGTAATGAGCATGGCTATAAGCTTCATCTGATATATGGCGCGTTGGCGGCTCCTAGTGAGCGCGCTTACAGCACTATAAACGATTCCCCTGAGGCTATAACTTTTTCTTGGGAAGTATCGACTACTCCGGTTAACGTACCTGGTAGAAAGGCTACTTCTTTGCTTACTATTGATTCTACAAAGTGCGATAAAGCTAAACTTAAGCAGCTCGAAGATATACTGTATGGTGTAGCGGCTGATGAGTTCAGTGCAAGTGCAACGTATAAGGTTGGTGATTACTGTACTTATGAGAGTAAAACCTATAAGTGTAAGACAGCCATTCAGACTGCCGGAGCATGGGATCCGTCTAAGTGGGATGTGGTCGAAGATGTTGACGCCCGTCTGCCTCTTCCTGCCGAAGTTATAGAACTTTTTGGGCCTAAAGCGAACAGTTAATCTAAATTAGTTGTAGAGAGTCGTATTCAGGTAAGCTGGCGACTCTCTTTTTTATTTAGAAAGGAGAAATAATATGATCGTAAAGACAGTTACCTATACAGATTTTAATGGTGATGAACGTACTGAAAGTTTTTGGTTCCATCTTTCTAGACCGGAACTTACCGAAATGCTTCTAGGAATAGACAATAATATTGAAACGTATATAAAGACCCTAATTAAGAGCGAGAATTACTATGAACTAGTTAAGATTTTTGAGAAACTTCTTCTGGACGCGTATGGCGAAAAGTCTGAAGATGGACGAAGGTTTATTAAAACGCCTGAAAAAACGAAGGAATTTTCCGAAAGTGAAGCATATTCGGTTTTGTTTACTGAGCTGACAACGAATGAAGAGAAGGCCAGTGAGTTTGTTAATGGCCTTATTTCTAAGGATACTGCAACAGGGAAGTAAAAACGAGGATAGGGAGAATGCTTCAGATTACAATACCTGCTAGGGAAGTAGCTTATGACGAAGTCAAAAATGAGTTTTGCTATACTAAAGAATGGACGTTGCAATTAGAGCATTCTCTTGTTTCCATTTCAAAATGGGAATCAAAGTGGCATAAACCATTTTTGGATAAAAAAGAAAAGACCGCAGAAGAAATAATAGATTACATTCGCTGCATGACAATTACTCAGAACGTTGACCCCGAAGTCTATAACAATCTAACAAAAGACAACATATCTGCGATTATAGCGTATATAGACGATCCTATGACCGCAACTTGGTTCAACGATGATAAAAACAAAAAACCGGCTCGTAGAGAGATACTGACTAACGAATTAATCTATTATGCTATGTGTTCATATAATATACCAGTGGAATTTCAGAAATGGCATCTCAATCGATTGTTAACACTTCTTCGAGTATTTGCAATTAAGAATGAGCCACCTAAGAAAATGTCTAAGAGCGAAATTATGCGACGCAATAAGTCTTTAAATGAAGCTCGGAGAAATGCTCTTGGTACGAGAGGATAGGCGGTGGGTTTAAGTGATTACCTTTAAGCAAACTGGGGATTTTTTTAAGTTTAAAAGATATACGGAAAGAATTAAAGAAGCAGTTAAGATTGGAAATTTAAATGCTTATGGTCGCGAAGGGGTAGCCGCTTTACAATCTGCAACACCTATAGATTCGGGTTTAACTGCAAAGTCGTGGGACTATGAAATACAGCAGGGCAATAATCGTGTGTCGATTGTTTTTACGAACTCGAATATTCAAAATGGAATTCCAATTGCCGTAATCATACAGTACGGCCATGCTTCTCGAAATGGAAGATGGGTAGAAGGACGTGATTATATTAATCCTGCTATTCAACCAATTTTTGACAAAATAGCAGACTCTGTATGGAAGGAGGTCACGAGAGCATGAGCAAAACGATTGACGAAAAAGTCGTCGAAATGCGATTTGATAATTCTCAATTCGAACGCAATGTGGCGACGAGTATGAGCACCATCGATAAACTTAAACGAAGTTTGAAATTTGATGGAATTTCTAAGGGTATAGAAGATATTAGCGATTCTGCAAATCATATCGATTTCTCGGGTTTTAGCAATGCCATTGACAGTGTCCAGATGAAATTCTCGGCACTTGAAGTCATGGCAGTCACGGCTTTGGCAAACATCACTAATTCGGCTGTAAATGCTGGTTTGAAGCTTGCAAAATCATTAACGATAGATCCGATTTCCACCGGATGGTCAAAATACAATACTAAGAACCAATCTGTAGCAACTATGGTTGCTCAAGGTTATGATATAGAAACCGTTAATTCGCAACTTGAAAGACTGAACTGGTTTACAGATGAAACAAGTTACGATTTTACACAAATGGTTGCTAATATCGCTAAATTCACAGCAACCGGCAAAGACTTGGACGAATCCGTTACGGCTATGGAAGGTATAGCAAACTGGGCAGCTTTGTCTGGTCAAAATGCTAACACCGCTAGCCATGCAATGTATCAGCTTTCCCAAGCTATGGGTGCTGGTGTCATGCGTTTGGAAGATTATAAGTCTATTCAAAATGTATCGATGGACACTGATGAGTTTCGCCAAAAAGCTTTAGATGCGGCAGTAGCATTAGGTACATTAAAGAAAAACGCTGATGATACATATTCTTCTTTGGTAGGCAAAGCGAATAATTTTACTAAATCTCAGTTTGCAACGAGCTTAACACAAGGAGCTTGGTTTACATCGGATGTCATGATGTCCGTTTTCCAAGATTATTCTAAAGCCGTTGATCAGATTTATGATTATGCGACCGAAAAAGGTATAACCGCATCCCAAGCAATTAAAGAATTAGATGGACAAATTGATGCGTTTTCACTGAAGGGATTTAAAGCCGCACAGGAAGCTCGTACTTTTGAAGACGCTATCAATTCTGCTCGGGACGCTGTAAGCTCTGGCTGGTTAAATACTTTTGAGTTGATATTTGGTAATGCAGAACGAGCCACTAGTACCTGGACTGATTTAGCAGAAATTATGTACGACATTTTTGCTGAACCAGGCAATGCTCGCAACGAATTACTCTCTCAATGGAATGAACTTGGAGGACAAGCAGCTCTCATCGAATCTCTAATGGGAATAGTAGGCCAGCTTAAAGATATGCTAGATATTTTAGGCGAAGCTTGGTCTAATGTATTTCCTCCAATGACTGCTGAACGATTAGTAGAGATTACTAAAAACTTTCGCGATTTTGTACAATCAATTTCTGATTTTATACAAAAGCATCGCGATAATTTAGTTTCAACATTCCAGGGGTTATTTTCAGTTCTTCGTATTATCAAAGATGCTCTAAAAGGCGTTTGGACTGTCGTTCAATCCATTATTGATAATTCGGGATCTCTCGTGCCGACACTCTTAGAATTTACTGGCTCTTTGGGAGAAATGGTTACTTCTTTATCCAAGAGTATCGAAGAAGGAAATATTTTTGTTACTATTGGAGAAAAAATAGGCGGTGTTTTAAAATGGTTAACAGGTTTATTTTCTGGTGCTTCGCCTCATATTACAAATATATTTTCTGCTATTGGGAAAGGCGCTGCATTTGTTAGTAAAGTTTTATCAAAGCTTTTTAGCAATATAAAAGGGGACGTACCAAAGCTAATCAACAGTCTTTCCCTTGCTTCCATTTCAGTATTTATTGGAAAAGCATTATCGAGCATTGAAAAGCCTCTTCAAATATTTGGCGATATAAAAGGTTCAATAGTTGGTGTGCTAGATGGTATTCGAGATGCTTTGTCATCTTGGAAAACCAGCATAGATGCCAAATCGCTCTTGAATATATCGATTTCGATTGGGATATTAGCTGGTTCATTAATGCTTATATCTTCTATTGAAAGCGATAAACTTATGAAATCGGTTGTCGCTATCGGTGCTTTGATGACAGAACTTGGCTTGTTCCTCAAGTTATTTTCGGGATTTGGTGGCGGTATAAAAGGATTGGGATCTATCGCCGTAGCAATGGTCGGTATTTCAACTTCTGTGTTGATATTGGCTAGCGCAATGAAAACACTTTCTAAAATACCCGAAGATGATATAGGACGTAGTATCGCGGCTCTTGTCGGAGTAATGGCAATTCTTACTGCAACAGCCCGTGCTTTTCCGCAAAAGAAAATGTTAGGCGTTGGTCTGGCTATGATTAATGTTGCTGTAGCGGTTGTTATATTAGCTGGAGCCATGAAGATATTTCAAACTCTTCAATGGGAAGACATTGCTAAGGGTATAGTTGCTATCGGTGGTTCGCTTGGTGTCCTAGCGCTGTTCCTTACTGCGATGAACGATAACATCAAAGGTGCTTTTGCTTTGACGATTGCGGCAGGAGCATTAATAACTTTGAGTCTTGCGTTAAAGATATTTCAAACTCTTCAATGGGAAGACATCGCTAAGGGTATAGTGGCTATCGGCGGTTCGCTTGGTGTACTGGCACTATTCCTTACCGCGATGAACGACAACATAAAAGGTGCTTTTGCTTTAACGATTGCGGCGGGAGCATTAATAACTTTGAGTCTTGCGTTAAAGATCTTTCAAACTCTTCAATGGGAAGACATTGCTAAGGGCATAGTGGCTATCGGCGGGTCACTTGGCGTACTAGCACTGTTCCTTACCGCGATGAATGACAATATTAAAGGTGCTTTTGCTTTAACAATTGTAGCGGGTTCGCTAATAATATTGGGTACAGCATTAAAAATCCTAAGTAGTATTCCTTTTACAAACATGCTAGTAGCGCTTGGTGCTCTTGCAGGTACTTTTCTGGTTCTTGGGTTGGCGGGCACGATTTTGACTCCTGTTATACCTACTATTCTTGGTTTGGCCGGTGCACTAGCCTTGGTTGGTGTAGCCATACTAGCATTCGGAGCGGGTCTTGCTTTAACTGGCGCCGGATTGACTGCTATCGCGGCTGGTTTAACCGCTTTAGCTTTAGCAAGTACGGCCAGTGTAAACGCCTTGATAACTGTAGTATCGGCCATCGTGACTGGTATTATCCAGGCAATTCTTGACGGTATTACGAGTCTTGTCTTAACCATTGGTGAAACACTTCCACTTATAGTAACTACGATATTGGACCTTATTACATCTATTCTTACGGCTATCGATGAGAATGGTCCGCTGATATTTGAAAAGGTTCTTTCTATAATAACGGGTTTACTAGAGGCTATCGCTAATAACATACAGCCTATAGTTGAGGCAGGTATAGAAATTGTTTTGGGGCTCATTCGTGGTATAAGTGAGAAAATGGATGACATAGCCCAAGCAGGTTTCGACTTGCTTATAAGCTTTATCGATGGCCTTTCGAAGGCAATTGATGAAAACTTCACCGATCTTCTGAATTCGGTATTGAATTTGATAACTACTATCATAGACAGTGTTGTTGAATTCTTGACTGGCGGAGCCGTAACCGACTTCTGCGCTTCAGGTAAAGCCGTTATAGAAGGATTCATCAAAGGTATGGGTGATATGATCGATGCGGTAGTGCAGAAAGCGAAAGACATCGCTAAGGCGGCCGTAAGAACAGTTAAAGGCTGGCTTGGAATTAATTCTCCTTCTAAGGTTTTCAGAAAAATCGGCGTATATACCGGTGAAGGTTTAGCTTTGGGTTTGGAGGATTCCGAAAATAGTATTGCGAATTCCGCTATTGGCGTTGGCAAAACAGCTAAGACTGCAATGGAAAAGGCTATTAATGGCATGTCGGACGTTGTAAATGGCATCGATACTCAACCTACGATTCGGCCAATATTAGACTTGTCGGATATAGAGTCCGGAGCTACTCGTATAGACAAGCTTTCGGATTCCTGGAATGGATATTCTATCGACGGAACGGTCAACATGGCAAAAACCACTATGGGATCACTCCCTCTTCAGCCTAATAATGCAAGTCTTACTGCATCCATGCTTGAACAAATTAAGAAGCTTGGTAATACTATGTCTGGAGAAAAGAAGACTACTATAACCAATCATTTCTCAATTACTGGTGACAATCCGCGTGAAATCGCGAATGAAGTATCCAGAATACTCCAGCAGCAAGTCGAAAGGAGGGACGCTGTATGGGCATAATAATGTTTAATGGAGCGTCTTCCAAAGATTACGGTATCGAGGTTGAGCATCCACCTAAGTATAATTATCCAGAAAGAGACTACACTATTGTGCACGTTCCCGGACGTAATGGGGATTTAGTACTCGATAGTGAATCCTATCAAAATGTAGAGCGTGTGTACGAGTTGGCAATAGGCGAGTATCATGGCGATTTCACGGTACTCGCCAATCGTCTATCCACATGGTTGCACTCTGCTCGAACCTATGCACGATTAGAGGATAGCTATGAGCCAGAATATTATCGTATGGCGCTATATCAAGAAGGAACTTCTATTGAGAATTTCTTTCATCAGGGGGGCAGAGTAGAAGTCACCTTTAATTGCAAGCCTCAACGTTTTCTTAAAGAGGGCGAAAAAGCGGTTAGTATTAGTAAGGGTGATATTTGGGTTAACCCTACAAATCAAGTGGCTAAACCTCTAATCAAAATTACTGGTAGCAGTGGCACCTTTACGATAGGGGATCGGACCGTGACTCTCAATGCTATAAACGAGTATATAATGCTCGATAGCGAGCTGGAGCACGCTTATAAAGGGCTGACAAATTGCAATGCGAATATCTCAGCCCTTTATTTTCCGGTTCTTAACACTGGCGCCAATACGATAACCTGGACTGGTAATATTACGGCTGTAGAAATTATTCCTAGGTGGTGGACACTATGATTCCAATATTATATTCGCCGACGACTACCTCATTTACAACAGGCGGAATCGGTAAGCTTATTGATGTCGGCTCTTGTATAGTTACAGAGGAAAGAAATGGCTCCTATGAGTTAGAGATGACCTATCCTATAACGGGTCATCTTTATGACGAGATCAAACAGCGGAGTATTATATTCGCTAAACCGAGTCCAGCCCAGTCGGAACAGCCTTTTCGTGTGTATCGCATCACTAAGCCATTAAATAAGGTTGTTACCATCTATGCTGCTCATATTAGCTACGATCTTAGTGGAATACCAGTCAAAAACTTCACTTCTCAGTCCGTACAAGCGGCTCTGACGGCCTTAACAACGTCTAGCGTGATAAGTAATCCTTTTACGTTTTGGAGCGATAAGACGAATTCTGGAGTTATGGAAATCGAAACTCCAACACCTTGCCGAACAATTTTATCGAATATATTGGATGTTTATGGCGGAGAATACGAGTTCGATAAGTATACGGTCAAACTACATTCTCTGCGCGGATTTGATAACGGTGTCTCCATAAAGTATGGCAAGAACCTTACAGATTTGGAACAGGATGAGAATTGTTCGAACGTCTATACCGGTGTATTACCCTATTGGACTGGCAACGAAACGACTGTTAGCGGTTCGGTAGTAAATGCCCCTGGTACATACGATTTTACTCGTATATTGCCAGTCGACTTTACCAGCGACTTTGAGGAACAACCCTCGACGACTCAGCTTGATAATGCCGCAACGAATTATATTTCGGCTAATAATATCGGTATTCCAGAGGTTAATCTTACCGTTTCTTTCGTTCATTTGAACCAGACGGAGGAGTATAAGAATCTTGGGATATTCGAACGAGTCGAGCTTGGAGACTCGATCAAGGTTGAATTTGCGGCTATGGGTGTTTCTTCGACTGCGAGATGTGTCAAAACCGTTTATAACACCTTGCTTGAACGGTATGACAATGTGGAACTCGGAGAAGTTAAGAAAGGTTTAGCCGATACCATTTCATCTCAAACTTCATCCATTATTGATATTTCTAAAAACAGCGGTGTGTCTAGTGCAGTAAAAGCTGCTATAATGGCGGCGTCTGAGGCTATAACCGGGCAGAAGGGCGGAAGTGTGATATTACACGATACTCGTGGCGGTAATAAGCCTAATGAGCTGCTGTTTTTGGATAATGATGATATTTCTCAAGCTCAGAAAGTTTGGCGTTTTAATCTATCCGGTTTTGGATATTCTTCTAACGGTTATGAAGGGCCATTTACTACAGCCATAACCAGAGATGGCTCGATAGTAGCCGATTTCATTACGACCGGTAGTATGGACGCGGCGCGGATTACCGCGGGTATACTCCAATCAAAAGATGGCCGATTTTTAATTGACCTGACCGCCAACACTATCACGATGAAAAATCCAAGCGGAAACACGGTGTTCTCATTTGATGGCAACGGCAACCTGACGATCAGCGGAAACGTTACAGCAACAGGCGGCTCAATCGCAGGATTTACAATAAATGGTGACAATTTACAAGGCAGGAGCTGCACACTATATTCCCAGGCTGGCAAAGGTGTATTACAACTTGGCGGTACAACTATAACAGGGGTTAGCAATGGCTATACGCATGTTAATACTGGAGCAATGTTTGAGGGAGAAGTGTATGCCAAAACGGATTTACGCGGTACCGGGTTGGCGATCTATAATGGTGGAGTCACAATCAGTTTAGGAAGTAATAAATTTTTTATCCTGGGCATGGAAGCTCAATCCGTCTCCTGGAGCGCAAATCTACGTCTTGACACTGATGATTTTCACGTATATAGAATTCTTTCCGCTAAACGCTTTAAACGCAACATACATGATATTCGGGAGTTTGACAATGTTGGAGATCGAATAGACCGAGTTCGAGCAGTAACGTTTGAGAGCAAGGCTAGTGGTGACAAAGGTCGCAGTGGCTATGGTTTCATTGCCGAGGAAATGGAACAAGAATTCCCATGGCTTACTGAATATTGCAGAAATAAAGAAACCGGTATGGTAGAGGCCGAAAGCGTAAGCTATGATCGTGTTCCGGCTATCCTTTGGGCAGATGCGCAAAAGACTCATGAACGGCTTAAAACACTCGAAGCTGAGCTTGCCGAGCTAAAATCATTGTTATCCAAGCAACTTAACAATTAAAAGAAGGGAAAGATATTTAATGTATCTGGATGCACAAACGATTATCACGTTTGCTTCTCTTCTAACTGCTATGGGAGTAATAGCGCATTACTTGAATAAAGGTCACCAATGGTATATGAAGCAGGAGAAGCAGGACGTTGATATTACGGCAATTCAAAATGAAATCGTCGAACAAAAGAAGGAGCAACGGTTACATACCTATGCTCTCTTGGCTTGTTTAAAAGGATTAAAAGAACAAGGTTGCAATGGCCCCGTAACTGAGGCCATTAATGAAATAGAAAAACACTTGAACAAAAAAGCGCATGAATAAGGAGGTAATATTATGCAGTTTTTCAAGCTTAATGACAAGGTGTACGATGTTCTGAAGTGGGTAACTATGGTAGTCCTTCCCGCGCTGTCTACGCTGTATTTTGCTCTGGCTACTCAGTGGGGTCTTCCTTATAGCGAGGAAATAGTAAAGACCGTTATGGCGGTAATAACCTTCCTCGGTACCATACTTGGTATAAGCACGGCCGAGTACAGGAAGAGCTCGAATTAAGACGTAATTAACAGCGATTTATTGGGCTTAGGAATGGTTTATTCCTTGAGTATTCCTACATCTCGATTATAAAAATGCTTAAATTGCTGGAAAAGATGTTGATAGGATATTATGATTATGCTCTTAACGGCAAAAACCAAAACTATTAGGCAAATCGAAAAAGACAGGAACCGCCTGAATAAATCGAAGGAATTAAAAAGTGGTTAGGAGTGATACAAAGACGAAAAATGTAGGATATTCCTATATTATTCATATATCACTCCTATACCACGATTCCTACATAATCCTTGGAAAGAAACTATTTGATTTTTTTCATCTCTTCTTTCAACCATTCAACATCCCGTTCAGTATATACTTTTTCGGTTATATCCGTAATAGCATGCCCGACGATGTACTTGATGGCGTACTCATCTACTTGATATTTCTTCGCCATCGTGACAAAATGCTTTCGTCCGTCATGGCAACGATGCTCCGGATTTAGGTCGAGTTTAGTTCTAATATTTACAAACTTATCGTAGTATTTTCGATAGCTGAACTGTAGATATTTAGCCCCGCTTTCAGGTGGAGTATTAAAAAGATATTCGCTTCCAAGTTGCTTGGCTTCTTCATAGCGTCGTTCGACTATAAAACGGATTCGAGGATGTATCGGTACAATTCGATTTACACCGGCGTCCGTTTTCATGCCTCCCATCACAGTATTTTCGTCCAGATTGACGTCTTCGATCTTTAGAAGGAATAATTCTTGTGGTCTCCATCCAGAATAGCATTGATATAGTAGCATATCAATATACGGTATCCTATCTATATTCGCCCAAAGCTTTTCCATTTCCTCATCACTATAGGAGATATGCTCCTGTACGGGAGGAGAATCTGACTTTATTCCAGATGAAGAGATCGTAAAAGAACGTGCATAATTTTTGTCAGTTATCTCGTATTCCACGGCGTAATCGAGCATTAGGTTAAATAGCGTCTTTATGCTAACTTGAATGGAGCGAGTGGTATAATGTTCGACGCCTTTGAAGACAGCTATTCCATTTTCTAAGCAACCCTTAATATGGCGTGGACGAAGATTAGGAACGACAATCTCGTATACTTCACTGCAATATAGCCATGCATTTTTAATTGAACCGCGTTGTTTAGAGTATTCGGGAAGCCAACGTTCGTACAATTCCTTTACGGTAATGCTATCTGACAGATCGTAAGGGTTTCTATTATATTCGACTAAGGCTGCATAAGCATCGTTGTAAGATGCGAAATAAGATGTTGGCTTTAGTGGCTTACATATTGGCCGGCCATTTTTATTTTTTCCAATTGTTACCATAGCCCGAAAAGGATTTCGAAGATTTTGGCCTTTAATCTCACTTATTTGCCCAAAACCATTGGGGAGACGTCTGCGTTTATTCTTACGCGAAGCTGATGCTTTTCCAATTGGTTTTAATGGATAGCCACAATGTGGGCAGCTAATTGCTTTATCACTCACTTGCAATTCACATTCTGGACATTTACTAAGCATTGATATTTACACCTCCCAAAGTAAGTATATAGCGAATCTGTAGGAGTTGTCAATTTATACATACGCAGTTTTTACAGCCTCTTTTATGAGAATTATATTTATGGAGGTTTATATGGAATACAAACACTTTAGCTATAAGGGTCCGGTTACGAATTCATTCGGAAGATTACTAACCGATAAATGGGAAGGAGCGACAATGGCGCCAACGCTTGCGAAAGCTCGTTCTAATCTAGGTTACCAGTTTAAGAAGGAATCTAACTTACTCCCATCTAGTAAGGTGATATTTAATGGACCAATTAAAGAAAACTGATTAACGGAACGAGTCCTACATGGACTCTTTCTTTTTGCATTTTTAAGGCTTATCATTAAAGATGCTATGACTACTGATGAACGGTGCAATGACTGTGGTGGAGAGCTGCGATACTATGACACCGTCTCTCGAATTCTTCGAACTGAACGAGGGGAACGTCATTGGATTAAGGTGCAACGTAAATACTGCATGTCTTGTGGCCGGATTAGGAGATGTTTACCCGACTATATTATCCCATATCGTCATTATAGATCTGACATTATATTAGGTTTCATATCTGGTAAGCTAACTTCATTTAATCTAGATTACGAAGATTATCCTTGCGAAACAACAATTAAAGAGTGGAGAAGTTCACTGAGTTCCGTTTCAATAATGCTCCTTGGCAGTTCTAAAATGAATGACGAAGGAGGTAATAGTAATAAAGCTTTATCGAAAAAGGAGAGATGAAATTGAACGATAATGTATTTAAAGAAGGGTCAGTTCCAGTGGCCGTAGTTGCAAGGGTGTATGGAAAGGATGCTTCCTGGGTCCGAGCCGGTATTATATCCGGATGGCTACCGATCGGAAAAGCTACAAGAAACGGAAAGTTGATTGGTAGCGTTGAACAAATGAATAGCAAGTACGGACGCATCAACTTTTATATTTCGCCAAAGCGTCTGTATGAGGAAACTGGTTATATGTGGAAGGGAGAAAAGAAATGAGCACTACGATAAGACCGGAAGTATCGGAGAAGAACAAATATTGGATCGAACGGCATAGGTATTATGAGCTGAAACACTTTTGTCTGCAATATTATATTTGGAAACGAGCATATTCGGCTCTAGACGGGCTTAATGGCTCTAATAAGGACCCCAGGGAGTTAAAAAGCCAAAACCTTTCAGAAAGCCCTACAGAGCGTTATGCGATGTCTAAAATCTATTACCGAGATAGAATAGAACTGGTTAACCGAGTAGCGGTTTTGACGAGTGAAGAGCTGTCAAAATATATTCTTATCGGAGTAACGGAGGGGCTGTCTTACGAACAGATTAAAGCTAGATTAGATATTCCCTGCTGTAAAGACGTTTACTACGAATTGTACAGACGGTTCTTCTGGATATTAGATCGCGAAAGGCAGTAAATACGCGAAACCTACATTTTCTATTATGAAAGGTAGGTGTATTATGATGAGGACTTTTGACAACATTATCTACAAGAGACATCATTTGATTATGGACGAAACCAAAGTAATGGAGGCACTGCGTATTATACAAAAGACGTGCAACCGGCTGTTTACTCAAATACAAATTGACATGGCAGTTGGAAGTTGTGGCTGGAAGAATAGTACGATGTGGTACATTAACTTAACTTGTTCCAATACCGAATGGAGAAATTTGATCAAAGAATTATTGATTGTACGAGTCTTCTCGAATAAAGACATACCACAAAATTATATTTATGTTTATACCACGGATTGAGCCCACGAGGGCTCTTTCTTTTTTCCACGCGAAATATGCATTTTTTGTTATGAAAGGAAGGTGATAATTATGTTAATTGCATTTATCGTGTATCTAGTAGTTGGAGTATTAGCGGTGGTCGCCACTGCGGACTTTTGGATGTACGAAGTACTAGGCTGGTCTTTGCTTCGCGCGATTATTACTGCCGTGTGTGTTGTGCTCGTTGCGCCTATTTGCTTGGTTGTCGGTTGTGTGGTTTTGTTGGCCGTGCTCGGTGGGCCTCTTTGCTTGGTTGTCTGTTGGGTGCTGGGGATTTAAGAGACTTGGAAAACCGGGTCTCTTATTCTTTTTGCGAATACCATATGCGGGTGACGATTATTAATGATATTTTATAGAAAAGGAGAATAGAATTATGAATTACATTTGGTACTTGATTTGGAGTATTATCTGGTTGATAGTCGGTCAGATAACTGGTTATCTGCGGGGTTTAAAAGATGGCAAGGAGATTTTTGGCACTCTTCGTATGGATCATTCAGATATTGAAGAACCACCTTATCTGTTCTTGGAGCTTAAAGGGCATACCGTTGATGATATTTCCAGACAGAAGTTTGTAACTTTCGCTGTTGAACAGAAAGATTTTCTTCCGCGAAATTAACACCTTCTTTTATGAAACCATAACGAAAGGGGTATAAAATGTTTACAGAAAGAAAAAAGCTAAAAGGTGAGATCGAAAAGGACTTTGATCATTTAGCCGCGTTGGAACCGTATGATGAAAAATACGCGAAAACAACTGAAAACCTAAGTCAGCTGTATGATTTGAAAAATCGGGAAGACAAGAATTTGACAGATCTGATAGTTGGATTGTTAGGAATTGGTTTACCGTTGGTATTTTACGGAATATGGATGAAAAAAGGCTTTAAGTTCGAAGAGACTGGAGCGTACACCTCGACGACATTTAGAGGACTGTTTAACAGATTTAAACCCACTAAGTAATTATGAAAGGATTAAGGTGTCTAACAAGGCATCTTAATTTCTGATTTATGAGATATTTCTTTGAAAAACCGCCTATTTATAGATCCCGTTATGGACGTGCTTATATTTGCGACCATCCAGTTTATACGCACTGCACGTTATATGAAATTGGAGAGCAAGGTTTGGCCGTCGTTCAGCAAAGATTTGACTCATCTACCAAGGTTACTTGGTGGGATGAAATAGACCCTTGGTTAACTGACGTTTTATATTTGCACGAGGGCTTCAAAGAGTATTTCGATAGACGCGCTAAAAGATGTATGGACGGTTTATATCCAACGGTTACGATTCGTCAAATAATGTGGGCATTAAAGATGAAACCATTACCACGTAAACGATGGGAAACAGTAATCGATCGACGTTTTCTCTGAAAGGAGCATGAGATGACAAGGTTTATAGCGAACATTAAACGTTTTGTAAAACGAAACAACTCAACAATTCTATCGGTCATAGGGTCCGGAGGGGTTATTGCAACGACAATACTTGCGATCCGCGCTACACCAAAAGCCTGTGAACTTATAAAAGCAGATAGCCGCTTTAATCATGACGGCGACCCGTATGCTTACACCAAGCTGGAGGCTATACAATCAGCTTGGAAATGTTATATTCCAACTGCCATTTCATGCATAGGCACTATAGTCTGTATATTTGGTTCGGACGCTATTAGCCGAAATAATAAGGAAGCGTTGATCGGAGCTTATACCCTTTTGAGTAATTCATATGAGGAGTATAAGTCAAAGATGCGAGAACTCTATGGCGATGAAGCTGACAAAGAAGTTAGGGGCGCTATGATACGCTCTAAAGTCGATGACAATACTGGCTTAATGCTAAGCGATGAAAAATTCCTGTTTTTCGAAGAGTATTATGGGGAATTCTTCACTCGTACAAAAGAAGAGGTATTACTGGCCGAGTATCACTTCAATCGGAATTACCAGCTTAGAGGTTATGCAAATCTGAACGAGCTATATGCGTTCTTGGATCTTCATCCCGCAAATACTTTATTTGGCGAGACTGTCGGATGGTCGATTGAAGCTGGTGAATGTTATTATGGTTATTCATGGATTGATTTCGATCACGAATTGGTGACGTTGGATGATGGGTTAGAGTGCATTTATATTCACTTTCCGTTTCCTCCGACAGCTGATTATCTCGATATGGAATAATTCACGCACCATTTACAATTCCTTTTATGAAAGGTAGGTGTTGAAATGAGTAAACTTAAATCATTTGTGAAACGTCATAGAAAGGCTTTTACTATTGGCGGATTTGGATTAATGGGCATCATAGGATTCTTTCTTGGAAGAAAATATGAGAAAAGAAGAATTGAGAGCTCTACGAACGTGAATTCGTTTGATAGTGTAGCTGAAAACGTGATCGATGCACGAAGAAGGTTCACTCGATAACACGAATCGAGAAGGTAGGAGTCTAAATATGGACTTTTTACGCGAAATAAACATTTTATATTATGAAAGGAGGCTAAAAGCTTATGAATATCAAAACGATTAAAATCTTGAATATAGCTCTTAGCATAATCGGAATGGCAGTAACTTTTGCCATCGACCGTATTAATGACAAGAAGCTAGACGGAGTAATCGAAGATAAGATTGCTAAAGCACTCGCGAACAAACAGTAAGGGTCCGGAACACGGACTCTTATTTATTTGGAGTACCGATATGACAAATGATCAGGCTATTAATTTCATTCATGGCTATTGTTCGAAAACTATTCCCAAACCGAAAGTCGGATGGCCTCATTACTATCTGCAAGAAGTAGCTTATTCATCTTGCGCGGCCGGCGAGATAATTAAAAGGCTTGAAAGTAGTACGGACGATCCGGTTCAAACAGTTAAACAATTTAAGGAAGAGATGTATGAATTTTATAGTATGAATGATGGAGCAAGAAGCGTGGTGTTTTCCTATGCTTATGAAATTGCAGAGGAGATTTATATTCTATTGTTAAGAAAAGCGTTATCATTAAAAAGGAGTATGAAATGAGCACATCTAAAATGGCGGCATTTATGCATAAAGCAAAAACCGTTTTAAATACCTATTATCCTGAAATTTTAACAGGTATTGGTATTACCGGAATGCTTACGTCTACGATATTGGCCGTTAGAGCTACACCAGAGGCATTGCGTTTGATTGAAGCATCTAAGCAGGAACTTCATCAAGATGAATTGACTCCGATTGAAACAGTCAAAGCCACATGGCGTTCTTATTTACCATCTGTAATAGCTAGTGGGATGTCTGTTGCCTGTCTAATCGGAGCGAGTTCGGAAAATACTAAGCGTAGAGCAGCATTGACTGCGGCATGGAGCATAACCGAAGCGGCTCTTAATAACTATGAAAAAAAGGTGGTTGAAATCGTCGGAGAAAAGAAGAATGAGATTATTCGTGACGCTATAGCGGAGGATCATATTAAAGAAAACCCGATGAAAACTAACGAAGTAATCATAACCGCTAAGGGCGATACGGTTTGCTTTGATACCATTTCATCAAGATATTTCAAATCAGATATCGAAAAACTAAAGCATGTGCAAAACGAGGTAAATAAGCGCCTCGTTAATGAAATGTACATCTCGCTTAATGAGTTTTACTACGAAATAGGGCTGCCATCCATAAAAATTGGAGATGACTTGGGTTGGAATATTGCGGACGGCCTTATCAATTTTAGGTTTAGTGCTCATCTGTCCGAAGATGGCACTCCGTGCATAGCGGTAGATTATAATATATCTCCTACGTATAAATATTGCCGTTAGTACGCGAAAATTACATTTTCTATTATGAAGGAAACATTAACTTATTATAATCTGAAAGGAGAACAATTATGGAAACTAATGAGATCATGACAAACGCAGAGGACATCATGGACGTCACTGAAGAGGTTGCAACTTGCGGAGGAAGTAAGACCCTTAAGATAGCTGGGGTGGTTGCTGGGGCAGCACTTGTAGGCGTAGCAGCATATAAGTATGCCATCAAACCGCTCTGGGCTAAGCTTAAGGCGAAGCACGAAGCAAAGAAAGCTTCTAAAGAGGCCGTTTATGTAGAATCTAAGGAGGATGAATTCGAAGAGTTCAATGATTGGGAAGAGAAGATCAAGTAATTGATGTAACCCAAAAGTATAGGTGTCTGTAACAAGGCACCTTTACTTTTTTTATTAGCAGATAGGAGTAATCGCATGGCCGAAAACAACACGACTGTGGATATATTAAATGATTTGAAACCGAATTCTGATAAGTATAAGGAGAGAACAAAAACAGAATCAGAAAAAAACTTGGGGCGTATCGTAACTAACAATGTCAGTGTAAAGAAGAAAAACGATATTCAAAAATTCGCTGAGACATTTGTAAAAGAAGATTTGCATACTGTCAAATCTTATATTTGGACCGAAGTATTACTTCCGGCATTTAAAGCTGTCATATCGGATAGCGTAAACATGATGCTTTACGGTGAGACGTCAAGAAATAGAAAAACGAATAATAAACGAGCATCGCAAGTTTCATATAGTAGCTATTACGATAGACCGAATGATCGCAGGGAACCTAATTACGTTCGTAGTGCGTCACGATACGTCTTTGATGACTTGATATTTGAAAATCGTGGAGACGCCGACGAAGTATTGTCGACATTAGACGATCTGCTAAATCGCTATCCATCGGTTAGCATAGCCGATCTTAATGAATTGGTAGGTATTACAGGACGCTATACCGATAATAAATACGGTTGGACTGATATTCGTCAAGCATATATCGAGCATACCCGTGATGGTTATATTTTAAGAATGCCCAAAGCAATTCCATTAGATTAAGAAGGAGAAAAGAATGAGTAACATTAGTACTAAAGCAGCTAGTTTTGTTAAGAAGACCGGCTTTCAGTTGCGTCAGTATAGCCCCGAGATTCTTGTAGTGGCTGGAGTTATAGGCACCGTTGTAAGCGCTGTAATGGCCTGCAAGGCAACCACCAAGGTGAATGATATTTTGGAGCAGCATAAAGAGGATGTTGAAAAAATACATACGGTAGCCAAAGATGAGAAGTATGCTGATGAGTATACCGAGAGCGATATGAAAAAGGATCTCACAATAGTTTATGCTCAGACAGCATTGAAATTTGCTAAGCTGTATGGCCCGGCGGTTCTTCTTGGCGGTCTGTCAATAACTGGGATTCTGACGTCGAACAATATTCTTCGTAAGCGTAATATTGCAATCGCGACTGCGTATGCGGCACTCGATAAGAGCTTTAAGGGTTATCGCGAACGCCTTACTGAACGTTATGGCGAAACTGTGGATCGTGAATTGAAATATGGCATTAAGGCTCAGAAAATAGAAGAGACCGTTGTAGACGAAAACGGAAAAACTAAGAAAACCAAGACTGTAGTTCCGGTCGTAGAAAACGAAAAGAACAGTGTATACGCTCGCTTCTTTGACGAAACTAATCCGAATTGGGAGAAGAATCCGGATTATAATTTGATGTTCCTCCGTGCTCAGGAAAACTATGCTAATCAGAGGCTTCGTGCAGACGGCTATCTTTTCTTGAACGATGTTTACGAGAGCCTTGGAATTCCTAAATGTAGTATAGGTCAAGTAGTTGGTTGGATTTATGATCCGGAGGACCAGAACGCGGATTGTCACGTTTCTTTCGGTATTTACGATCTTTATAGGGCAGTAACTAGAGATTTTGTAAATGGTTTCGAACCCGCCATTCTTCTTGACTTTAACGTTGATGGAGTAATGTGGGACAAAATCAATCAAAAACACTAAAGCAAGGAGGTAGTAATATGAATACCGGGCAAGTCATTTTATCTTATGTTTTAGCCAGCATGTCTGTTTTTTGCTTTGCAACAGGCATAGCAGTCCTTATTGGTAAAGATAGGAAGTAAGACTATGGATCTGATTAATGGAATAATTGTCCAGATTGATGATATTTTGGATACTGAGAGGAAACGCCACATTTGTGGAGGGATGCTATTGAGCATCGCAATGCTATTTGGTGGTTTGGCTTTGACCATTATGACGATCCGTACAGAGGAGAAAAAATGTACAAAGCAATTATATTTATAGGCGGTGTGGCAGTGGGGTCATTCGTGACTTGGCGGCTGCTTAAAGAGAAGTACATACGTCAAACGCAGGAAGAGATAAATGAGGTAAGGGAGCATTATCGTAAAAAGAAAGAGTCGGAAGAAGTAACCGTTGATTCGAATGGCGCTACAGAAACTAATGAAAAGCCCGATTTGATAGCATACGCTGCAAAACTGACGAAAAATGGTTATATCGACTATACCGATCCCAAGAGCCTTGTTAAAGCTACGGGAGATATGGTCGATACAGTAGCACAGAAAGATAATGAGGAATCTTCGGATCCGGTAATCCTAAACGATCCATCATATCAACCTCCTTATATTATTTCACCCGATGATTTCGCCATAGATGACGAGTACACCATAGTCAATTTGAACTATTATATTGATGGTGTTTTGACTGATGAAGATGATCATATTGTCGAAAATGTTGATGACGTGGTAGGTTTGGAAAATCTAAACCATATGGGTGAGTACGAGGATGACGCACTGCATATTCGTAATGAAAATTACAAGTGCGAATACGAGATTCTTTTGTCTCGTAGGCTTTACCATGATACAACGGAGGTGAATTAGTATAGATGATAGACGATGAGCTGTGCAACGAATATTTTGACTGGATGTATCAGCTCGTCCATGACAAATACTATATGAAGAATCTATCCTATCGTAAGCTTTTGATGGCACTTTTTGAGAAGGATTTCTATTATATTTTGCCAAGAGATAGGAATCGGGCCCAAGATGGGATAGATCTTCGATATAGATTCGGATATGAATGCGGTTATTCACACGCACTCATAAAGGAACACCTGGATGATAATAATGTATCAGTCCTTGAAATGATGGTCGCACTGGCTTTTCGTTGTGAAGAACAAATCATGGACGATCCAGATATTGGAGATAGAACAGGCCAATGGTTCTGGAGTATGATAGAAAATCTCGGCTTGATTTCGATGGATGATAGGAATTTTGATGCGGATTATATAGACTATGTTATAACTCGTTTTCTTGAACGAGAATATGCTCCAAATGGCGAGGGTGGTTTATTTAAAACGAATCGAAAACATCGTGACATGCGATCAACCGAAATATGGTATCAGCTATGCTGGTATTTAACAGATTT